CTAATGAATCTTTCTTAATTTCAAGAGGATCTTTATCGTATAACCAAGAACCTGTTAATCTATGGATACCAATAGGTCCATCAAATACAGGTAGAATATCATAATCTTTAGCTAAGATTGCATCAACGCGGGCTTCCGCTTGGGAGAGATCAGATTCTACGAAACAGTAGCCAAAAGAGGGCACAAACATGGTTCGTAAATCCTTCCCCAATTCCTCCCCATCCATAATAAAACCATGTTTACCAATTGTCTGAAATGAATGCCCTAAATCAATTGCGCGTAGTTTACCTTTCTTAGCCACTATCAAATTATCAGTTGTACTCCCCGATGAAGTTCGGCCATTTTCTGTTCCGCCCAAATTATACTCACACCTCATTCTCCCGTCAGGAAAGAGCGGAAGGTAGAGTATTTCAAGCACTTTGTGGATTTTACGACAATGCACAATTGTTCTGAGGATTTCATTTCCTTCACGAGAACTTTCGTGGGATCCCATAAAAGTAAGTAATTCCAGGCTTTCCTCATCAGTTGACAATCCACCACCTTTATTAGTTTTGACCCCTCTAATTCTTTTGAATTTAAGCTCATCAAATACAAGATTAGATACTTGGGTGGGAGACAATGGATTAATGGCTTTACCCGCAAGGCGGGATAACTTGTACGCTTGAATATTAAAGAGAGATTCATACTTGTCGATGAGCTTTGATCTTTTACTTTCGTCAATTCGTATACCATTTTCTTCCATCCTTTTATAGAGCGGCATTAGCTGAATTAAGTTTTCGTAGACGAAGCTTACGCCTAGTTCCTGGATCTCTTTTTGCTGTTCTGTGTGAATTTGGTATGTGGCTAAAGAATCTTTCGCACAATACAGGTATAACCGTTCCCTATTATGGATTTGAGGATCGAATTGTTTCCCCTCATCTTTAAAATAGGGCATGTCGGTATACAAAGATGTTAGGAATCCAAGATTCTTAGGGAATTCGGCATAAATACATGAAGCCGCGAGTAATGTATCCCCGGACACGTTTTCAACATGAAATCCAATTCTTTCCAACTTCTTCCAATCAAATTTAATATTCTGATTTACCTTCGGAATCGGGGCGGTTAAGAGCTTTGCCACTTCATAGAGCATCAAGACCCGATCATCTTGAGGAATATTCCAATCAAGAAATGGAACTGTGCAAGATTCGTAGCCATTGAAGCAAAAGGAAATACATGTTGGTATTCCACAGAATGTTTCAATATCGAATACGACTAAGTCTGCGCCGGGATAGGATCGATTGAAAAATTCACGTACCTGTTGACCTGTCTTAGCTACCCAAACATGCCCAATTTCTTCTACTAATCCTTCTCGGTAGAGGTTCTTAGCAACTTTGCTGAAATCAAGCCGAGTAATAAAACGAAGTTTATAATCTTCGTTGAGATAAGGATTAGGCCCAAGAATGGGAAGCACACGAGTAGGCTTACTAAAGATATCCATTCGCCCTTGAAGTATAGATCCTCTAAACTTTCTAATTCCGCTTTGGCCTGTGAGAAAATGGAAAGAGTGCTCTCCCATAGGGACGACGATATTAGGTGAAATTTCCCGGATTTCTCCTGTGATGATTTTCTTGTATTCATCCGTTACAAGTGCTCCATTTTCTTCTGTTCCTTTAGAAGATAAGTTTCCTCGTTGTTTAATCAGGAGGGTTAACCAAAGTTCATCAAATTTGATTTCGTTATCCTTACAAAACGATCGGAGCAGGCTCTCCGTATAACCGGAAAGAGCATAACCGGAATTTTCATCTTCTTGAGAACCGCAATCACCTATGAGAATAGCTTTGGCTGAAGTATACCCGTGGCCTTGGATCAATTTCTCTCCACCTTTTCTCTATTTTCTCCCACCCCTTTCTTTTCTTCATATTGTCTCTTGTTGTGCCACAGAACAACTAAACAATTCCAGGCCACTTTCGCTAGTTGATCTTCGGAGTAATCCCCATTCATATATAAGTGAAGATGGTTTGAGGCGTGATTCAAACAGTCTGTTAAAAATTCTTTACCCCCTTTTTTCCAAGAATCACCATATTTTGGGAGGCCTTCTTCGAAAACATCAGCTAAAGCATCCAACCACTCAATGGGAATAAGATCATGTCGTGGTCGAATAATCGTTCGTTTACCCTGGTTTTCAGGGAGAACATTTGCCCTAGTCCCTAGAGGATTAAAAAAAGTACAAGCCATTTCGTGACGTTTCATCACACAAAATTCAGCGCTTTCTTTCCATTCCTTAGAACAAGTGCAAGTTATTGGGTCTCTCCACATAGTTTCCATATTCATCGTCCATTAACCTTCATTTCCACAATAAAACATTCTGGTACACCTTCGTATTCGTGAATTATTTTACGAAAGGAAAGTGTCTGGCCGCTTTCTGCCCGCTTGCCCATTTCTTCAAGAACCATTTTTTCAAGATCATTAGTTGGTGTCAGAATCACGGAGCGGGAATCTGAATCAAAGTTAAATGAAATTTTCATAGTTTTCTTTTAAAGGTTTTAACTGGGCCTCTCTCCCTTTGTCCCTAAAAGATAGGGGTCATCCCGAAGGATTATTTTGATCATCCTATTTGTGTATTTAGATGAAACCCAGTTTTCTTCTTAGAATGGTGCTTGCTGATTCCTTCCTTGACCGCTCGGGACGAAATCAACGATTTGATTCACTGGCTTGCCCTCATAAATATCAGGCTTAATCTTTGCATCGAGTTTCCTCCCCATCCAGGAAGCTGTGTCAATCTCAATGTCTTTTGGATCAAGCTTTTTTCCCGCTAGCGCGCAAAAGAGGGGAACATGGAATCCGATTCCACCACTATTAATAGTGTATTCGAGTTCTTTTCCATCCTGCCCTTCAATGAGGAATGTAACCGTTAAGTTCATCCCAGTTTTTCCCGGTTTTGGTTGTTTCCAGTCTGTTACTCCTTTGATCATAACCGGGTACCAAGCCTCATCCAGGATTTTACCCCGAAGAATGTCTGAAGCTGTTACTTTAATTACTGGCATTTTCTTTTTCTTTTTCCTTTTGGTTATTTGGTTTTTAAATGTCTAAAGAATCGTCTTTAGTCAATGGAACCGTTTATTGAATCGTAATAGAAAGCCCCGTTACCCCGAATAGTTTAAGGTTAACAAGATTTGCCTGGGTCGGATCGGATTCGTTTGGACTTCCGCCAGCGGTAACTTGATAACAATAAGTTCCAAGGGCTACGTTTAAATCGTTAAATGTTTTTGGAGTTATGCCTGTGGCAATTTTAACTCCATTTGGAACCGTCCCGGCGGAAGGCGCGCATGGTCCACTGGCTTTATATACATTGTAGACTGTGCCAACTGGATTAATTGGATCAGTCCACGTTAATGTTACAGTTCTGGCTTGGGCTAAAAGGGGAAATCCCGTTGATAGCCATAAAAGCCCCTTTAGTAGTTTTCTCATTCTTTTGGTAACTCCTTATTCAATTCAAAATTCAAGTCCTCTACAAACCTTCTTGCTTCTACGTCACTTGGAAACTCCAAATTAAGTGCTAACCTCCCATGTGTGTTACGTTCATTAATCCTGAGCATTGTTCTATCCTTTGTTCTATAAATTGGTAGGACAATTGGATCAGTGATTGCTAAAAACATTTATGTTCTCCAATACTTCTTTCTTGAGGTAATGCATGAGTACATCATTATAGAAATGTTTCCCCGTTATATCAATTTCACCATCTGGTAATTCACTATAAGAAGTACAAGCTAACTCAGAACGAAATTTAACGAAGAATCTTTCCTTTCCCTCGATAATCCGACGATCGAATCTAAAGATATGGTCAAAGTAGATTCCGATTCCCGCCGCGATCTTATCCCTTAAGGCAAGTTTTTCTCCTATGACAATACTCTCACTATAAGGATCATCGGGATTAATTTTACCGTATTTATCTATCGTATGACCAGTTACGATTACGTTGCGAACGGGGATTGATCGAAAAAAGGCTAAGAGATTAAATGCTGTTGTGCTTTCAAAGTTATAATCATCTGGTCCTGCCATTGCAACAGGTCCGATGAATCGACCTTTCTTGGAATCAATATGAGTTAAGCCCTTTGCTTGCGTAATCATGGCTATACATTCAGATGTAATAGAATCAAGGACGATACTTTTTGTATCAAATTGAGAGGTTCCTGCTAAGATGAAAGCATTATCACATTTCTTATTGATTCTATCGATTAACCCCTGCTCTCGCGGGGGAAAGCTATCATAGGTAATCTTAGCTCGATCAATCCAAGGGGCGCCTAAAAGGCCATTAATTCTACCATCAAAATCCCAATTTTCGAGAGGTTGAGGAAAGGAACAAGCGGCAACAGTTTTGCCAGAATGTTTTGGGCCTATAAAAAGTCCTACGAATCGATTCCCAGGTTGTAAGTCCGATGCTTTTGGCACTTTATTCTGTTACCTCACTCACTATAATCATAAAAATCTTTGCCCTTTCATCTATGGCATCCATTTCGCAGTATTTTTCAAAGGTTTCTTTAGCATCTTCTAATGTATGATGAAAAACTCTCTCTTCATCGAAAACATCGTCAATATCTTCAGCAATAACAAAATAAGTTTTCATTTTCCTATTCCCATTTCTTCTAAAATTTTAGTTCTCTCTCGTCTTTGCACATCGATTTTCGCTTTTGAACAATCCCCACAAGGTGGGTTTGCACAGGATTTTAACATATAAGCCGTTAAAATAATCTCATTGGAGCCACAAACAGCACATATTGAGGCTTTCCCTTTCAGGTCCCTAGAGTCTCTAACTTTAGTGGAACAATGGGGATCTTTACATCTCCAGATTTTCTCACCTTTATGGCGGAAAAAGGTATGGATATGGTCTAATGGTGGCATTTTGTGTTCTTATTCTTTTTCTTCCAATTTAGCCCCATTCGGAATAATACCTCCCGGATATGGGCACATGGGACATTCGTCATATTGGCGCCTAAATAATGCATGTAGAATTGCCCCGATGTTACCCCCGAGAATGAAACCGATAAAAAGTGCTGTGATTGTGTGAGCCACTATTGAATTATCTCCTTGTATATTTCGGGTGCTTTTTCTCTTACTTTACCAAGGTTTCCATACTTCTTTCTTCTTGTAATGCTGATCTTTAACCGCCTGAATTGTGACTAAATTATGCTCTTCACAAATCTTTGTAAATTGGCATTGGTAACCGAATTTACCTGAACAAGCGGAGAAGTTCTTTCCAAAGTCCTCTTCTTTCTTAGAAGAAGCTATTCTATGAAAAATTTTGATTAACTCTTTCCGCCACCATTCTCTCTCCCAGAGTGGAAAGCTAATTAGTTCTCTCTTGAAGGTTTCCTTTGAATCAATCTCTTTTGCTAATCTAACATAATTAATAACTCCAAGAGATAGGTTCAAAGCCATGGAATAATTGCGAAATTGAATTGATTTGGTGTATAGTGCTCTTCTTCTACCCTGGAATTTATGGTCCATGAAAACCGTTATACCATTCAAATCCCCGATTAGATCTACACGACCTTCTAGAACGAAAAGATAATCCGGAGTATTTAAGAGTTCGTAGGAAAAGCCTTTTTCAACGAGAGGATTTGGGCTAAATACATCGTTGACATTATCAAATGGATCAATCACAATTTCATGAACTGGTTTTCCCAGTGCCGGCGAAATATCCGCGCGGGAGTAAGCTTTCCAATAGAGATCAAATCTGTCGAATACTTTCTCCCGCCCTTCAGGGTTTAACCAGAAGTCTTCGACTTTATTACACGATTCATGGAATTGCTCACATTCGGTTACACATTTATCAATTGGAAATCCTAAGGCTCTATTGGTATAATATATTTCCATTAATTTATGCCCGTAGGTTCCCATTTCAATATCTTCTCGTTCGAATTCTCCTAAGTGCCTGAGGTTTTCATCATAGGAGAGTTTCCATGACATTTTACATGTTTCCCATGTGTCGATTTGAGATGAATCAAGAATTAAAATTTGTCTGGGCATTTTTAAGTTTTCATCCGAGCTTCAATTGATTTGAGTAAACTCATTTCCTCATGGATTTTAGGTTTATCCCAGTCAATTGAATGAAGTTTAAAGTTATCTGATCCATTAAAAAGAATAGTGTCTTGTAAAGCTGATATTTCAAGTGTTCCAGTGAATTCTATGAAATAGGGAATGCCGTTGATACGGAAATTAAGTGTCATTTCTTTTCCAGTAAGGCACAACCAGGGCTTTTTAATTCAATTAAAATATCTAATGCAATTTTAGCCACTAATTTTAGATATTTATCTGATTTAACTATTGTGGTGGCTTTGGAGGTACTGAGGGCATAAGCAGCATTATTACTAACAGCAGCAGCATAAGCAGCATAAGAAGCAGCAGCAATAGCATAAGGAGCACCAGCAGCAGCATAAGCAGCATAAGAAGCAGCATCAGCAGCAGCCCAGGCAGCATAAGCAGCACCAGC